TGATCCTAAGATGTTTAAAGTTCCGGAGGACAAATACTACGGAGTAAATTTCACAAAAATTCCAAAGGGATATTTAGAGTTCAGATATTTAGGAAACAGAGATTATCAAAAGAAAACTAAGGACATTAGAGAAATCATAGATTACGTTATCCTTTATATGTATGATTTATTAAGTCATAGAATATCTGGATATACCAAGGAAGATCTTTCAAAGCTTCAGGGAATGATGAACCAATACACAAAGGTTGTTAGATCATTCAGTAACCCGGATTTCTTTTTCAGAAATTTTCCAGACTTTCATATATTCGTAGATCTTAAGGGTCTAGACGAAAACATAAAAACTTATTGGTCAATTATAAGAGACAAGGTCTTTGAAATAATCGTGGAAGGAAACGTTACTTCGGGATACTTCAACTACGACACAACCACAGGAAGATGTCAATTAAAAGATGCTAGAAGTAGAGAAGCTTTAGAATTAAAGGATATAGATCTTATTTTATGTGACATAAAGAATGGTATAGTTAAAAATTGTAACATATACAGTTCCAAGATAAAGAAGTCTTCAGTAGAGGAGTGTTACATAGTTAATGACACTAAAGTTATATCGTCCAAGATTAAGAATTGTGTTGTAGATTTTGGAAATGAACTAGAAGATTGTTTTATAGACTGCGAGGGTAAAACCATAAACTGTAAAATAATAGAAGGAGTCCTAAGAGCTGGTAACGTTGGTGAAAATGCTGAGGTAAGCAAAGAAACGCTAAAAGTTAAAGGATGGGAAGATTTTAGAAAAGAAAGATTTATTACAGATAAAAGATTGAAGGATCTCAACGATAGATACAATAATCCAAGGTTCGGTAATATGAACTTTTAAAAATAATCGCTAAAAGATGACAGAAGAAGAACTAATCCAGGAAATAGAAGATGCGCTTTCTTTTAGTTGTGCCCTCCCTTATAATCTAAACGAGCAGGAAACCAAAAGGATAATAAAGAGAGCGAGAGCATGGTTTCTTGATAACTATCAATATGCGGTAGAGGAGAGAGTTTTTGTTCTTGCAAACGCAATATTTCAGCATCCTGAATTTAGAGCAACCAGACAATTAAAGCTACCTGAATCTATAGTTACCGTTTATGACGTTAGAGAAGTTGGTGGGTATGGTATATCGGGTAACCCTGACAGGGATTTTGGTGATTCTAAATTGCTCGGATCTGAGCTTCTATTATCGCCTTTCGTAGGAGATAACCTTGTTTATCGTACAGTAATGTACTCATACTTCGATCTAGCCAAAGCTTATTTGTTAAATAGCTTTGCTTTCAAATGGAATAAAAACAGTAAAAAACTAACTATTTTAGGTAGAGACCCAAACAGGACTGGAAAGGGGCAACTTGCTCAGGGATTTGGTGCTGGTGGGGTGGACGTATCAATTAGATGTTTCGTAGCTTTAAATGACGATGACCTCTTTGCAGACGAGCTTTTCATCAGATATTGCATAGCCAAGGCTAAAATTGCATTGGCAAATATGCTTTCAGTTTTTACATATAACTTACCAGGTGGGGTACAGGTGAATGCAGCAGATATAAGATCCACTGGAGAAGCAGAATTACAGGAAGTTATGGATATGATCAACGGAGAAAATACCCCAAGTTACTTCCTTCAGTGGAACTAATAGACTTAATTTTAATTATAAACCCCTGGTTTTTAAAAATCCGGGGGTTTTTTGTTTACGTTTACTGTGTTTAAAATCTGCGATATATAATACGAAAAAAGATTCCAATGAGAGAGATTTACAACAGAGATCCTTTAGATCCCAACTACAATCCATACCAGATCGAAACGTCGGATCCGGTAGAGATTTGCGTGGGTCAAATAAAAATGCTTCTCCTGACAAACAAGGGAGAAGTTTTGGGAGATCCTAAGTTCGGACTCAATCTGGAAGATCTGATATTTACACTTAATTTATCCGAAGCTAGCATAAGGAAAGAGCTCGATTTATTCCTGCAAACTTATATCCCTTTATTTAAGAAATTGGGTGGTTCATATTCGCTTAAATTTTATCAAGGGACACAAAGAGATATAGCTACACTTGATTTTAATATACCAGTTAACGGTGGATTAAGTCCGGTCGTTACACTAAGAATAACTTAATATAGAGAAATGAACATTTTTAAGAAAAATAACATCCTGATTAACGGTCTATTAAATGACACGTTTACTTTTTTGCAGGACACATATAACCAAACGGCTAATTTATTTACCGTTGCATCTGCATGGGGACAAATACTATTTGTTCTCCAGAATCTTTCTCAGATGATCTTATATTTCATTGAGGATTCAATCACTGAGCTTAACATGGAGCAAGCAACTAGAGATTACTCAGTCAGAAGTTTAGCTAGAATAGCTGGGTATGACTCAGGAAGAGCTTCTGCTGCTCAGGGAGAAGTTACGCTTTCATGGAACAGGAGAGAATCTGATGTTGGCGGAAGTGCGGTCATAATAAACAATAACGCTTTAATAAGATGCCAAGAAAATGGTAAAGTCTATGCTTTAGTTTTTGGTTCATCTAGAGTAACCATTCAGCTTAGCGGAAGTTATCCTGCATTGAGAACTAAAATAGCTCAGGGAGAATTTCAGACATCCGTTGTTACCGGTACAGGTAACGCTCTCCAAAGTTTCAATCTACCTTCAAGCACTGGTGCTTATCTAGACCAATTTTATGTTAACGTTTATGTAAACGAGGAGAAATGGAGAAGATATGATTCACTATATGACATACCTCTAAATGGAAAGGGATTCATGGTAAGAACAGGGATTCAAGAAGGCCTTGATATTTATTTCGGTAATTCTAACTTTGGTATGATCCCTCAGAGAGGATCAAGGATAAGAATAGAATATTTACAGACATCGGGTTCTTCAGGAAATGCGAATTCTACAAAAGATAAGGGTCTAACCTATAAATTCGTTACAACAGGAACAGATCTATTTGGTAAAGAAGTTGATTTAAACAATTACCTGGATATCTCTAACCAGATCGATCCTTCTTTTGGTACAAATCCGGAATCTATAAACCTCATAAGACTAGTTGCTCCGAAAACAAGTAGATCCTTCGTTTTTGCAAATGCACAGAACTATGAGATATTCTTAAATAAATTGGGAATATTTTCACAGATCCAAGCATTCTCCACTTTCGATGACGAGTATCTGGATGATGATAACGTTATTTACATTTTCTTGGTACCTGATATAACACTAAACATTTCTTCTAATGAGGATTATTTCGATATACCGGTATCTAATTTCCTTCTTACGACTGCACAGAAAAACAAGGTTATAAATCTTATAGAGGATTCAGGTTCAATGATAGCAACAACCGTTGTTAAAATTGTCGAACCTACTGTAGCTAGATTTGTAGGTAATGCGGTTATAACAATGTTTGAGGGATATGATCCTGAAACGATCCGACAAGCTATAAGAAAGAAAATTTCAGAATACATGCTGAATCTTAAAAGAAGAGATTTTATCCCTAAGTCTGACATGATTGCTTTAATTGAATCTGTAGAAGGTGTGGATTCAGTTTCCTTCTATTTCGTTGGAGAAGCAAATGAAAAGAATCAGCAACTTATGAGGGGATTAAGCAATGTTAGTCAGGAGCAATTACAGCAACAGGTTGGATTAAATGAATTTGGTGATATAATTATAGGAAGAAATCAATTGGTAGTTCTTAGAGGTGGATGGACGGATAGAAACGGAACAGAATATCAGACTGGTATAGTTACAGGTAAACCTGGACCTTTAAATATAAGCATATCTAAAGTGGTTCCGATGAATTTTAACATGTCTCTAAATTCAGAGATGAAAGCTCAACTTATAAGCAATAAATAATGGAAAAATTTTCACCTTTCTTCCCCGATCTAAAGAAGGATATTAATTATACGGTATCCGGAATAAAACCCCGTACCAATAATACAACTTTCTATAACTCTAAGGATGCTTATCCTACACAGGCTCTTGCTGAGGATAGAGCAATTAACATAGGATGCTCTGGCTATCGAAGAATCATAGTTAGCGGCACAGGCGAATATAAATTTTCACCTTGCTCTGATGCTAATGAATATAAAACAATTATGAAAGCTATGCCTAAGATTCCGGTTGAGAGAAGGTATTACGAATATGATCCGGCATCAAATATCTATGAT